CTGGATGACGACAGCCCCATCCTCGCTCTGGAAAAGCGGGAGCAGCGTTACGGCGTTATCTCCGAGATGCTGATCCAGGACAAGGTGCAGGGTATCTCCCACCGGGTATCCAACGAGGAATTCATTGCCCGGGGCGGCTGCCGCCGCCATGTGCTGTACATGCCCCGCAGCACCGCGGACGAGCGCCGCTACACCGGCGACTACCAGATCGGGCAATCCGCCCTCGAGCAGCTGGAGATCACCATGACGCTGCCCATGTCCTTCGCCGCCTTTCCCGGAGACCGGGCGGCGCTGCAGCTGAAGCGGCTGGCGCTGCAGGGTGAATACGATGTGGTGGAGACCCGCTGCCGGATGGACGCAGGCGGCGAGCGCACCGAGCTGGTACTGAGTGTAAGGAGTTGAGCGATATGTGGATCTCAAGAAAATTATCCGACCACAGGCGCTTTGAGCAGGAAGGCGCTGCCGCCGACATGGGCGTGACCACCATCGGCGGCAGCACTGCCGCCGTCATGACCCGGGGCGAGCAGCGGAATCTGGAGGTTTTCTCCCCCGGCGGCCTGATCTGGCAGCCGACAGAGGGAGACACCGTTCTTGTGGTCAAGGGCGGCTGCGGCGCGCAGGAGCAGTGCATCACCGCCATGCTCCACGAAGGCCGCACCCCGGAGGGTATGCAGCCCGGCGAGGTGTTTCTCTACTCTCTGGGCGGCGCTTCCCTGTTCCTGCGCAACGACGGCAGCATCCGGGTCGTTGGCCCTGTCCGTATGGAGGGCGATCTGCAGGTAGAAGGACATGTGGAACTGATCGGCAGGGTGGACATCGAAGGAGAGCTGTACGTCAACGGCATCCCCTACCGCCCCTGCGTATGCGTATAAGGAGGCATCCTATGGAAGCAAAACTGCAAAACGGGGACTACATTCCCGATCATCTGGGAGGGATCCTGCGCTGCAGCGGCGAAAACGCCCTGCTGCAGCGGGTCCTCTTCCGTCTGAGCGCCCGGCGCGGACAGTTTCCTCTGCTGCCGGAACTGGGCAGCAGGCTGTATCTTCTGGGGAAGGAGCAGCCCGGCCAGCGTCTCTCCGCTGCCCGGCAGTTTGCCGCAGAGGCACTGGCCGAAGAGGATGTGACCGTGACGGACGTGCTCCTCTCCCCTCTGGCGGACGGACGGATGAACGTTACCGTCCTGCTGGATTACAAGGGCAATTCCCTGCCCGTTACTGTGAGCGTCCAATAAGAAAGGAGCGAGCAAGCTGAAAACCATCGACACGATCTATCAGGAGATGCTGACCGCCTTCGCCGCCGCCAGCGGCTATCTGCCCAGCGCCTCCTGCGATCTGGCGGCCCGGCTCCACGCCGCCGCCGCTCAGATCCACTCTCTTTATCTGCAGGCCCAGTGGGTTCTGGACCAGAGTTTCCCTCAGACGGCACAGGGGATCTATCTGGAACGCCACGCCGCCATGCGGGGACTATTCCGCAGCGTAGCCTCCCGCTCTGCCGGCTATCTGCGCTTCGGCATCAGCACCGCCGCAAGAGATGATCTGCTCATCCCGGCGGGCACTGTCTGCATGACGGCAGGCGGCATCCGCTTTGAAACCGCTGAGGAAGCGCTGCTGCCCGTGGGCGCACTTTATGTAGACGTTCCTGCCATCGCCGCGGAGCCGGGCAGCAGCGGCAATGTCGCTCCCGGCACCGTCACCATCATGTCCGCTATGCCGGTGGGCATCCGTCAATGCACCAATCCCGACTTTTTCACCGGCGGCACCGACGCGGAGGACGACGACACTCTGCGTCAGCGCCTGCTGGATACCTATCAGCGTCTGCCCAACGGCGCCAACGCCGCCTACTATGAGCAGATCGCCCTCTCCTGGCCCGGCGTTGCTGCCGCCAAGGCGGTGGGGCGTCCCAGAGGTATTGGTTCGGTGGATCTGTATCTTGCAACGGAGGAAGGACTCCCCGGCGGGGAGCTTCTCTCCGAGATCCACAGCTTTCTGCAGGCTCAGCGGGAGATCTCCGTGGATCTGCAGGTGAAAGCGCCCACCCCCGCAAAGGTCAATATTACCGCTTTCATCCAGCCGGCAGAGGGATATGAATATACCGATGCCCTTGCAGAGGCCGAGACGGCCCTGCAGCGTTTTTTTACCGGCGAACTGTTGGGGCAGGGCGTGACCCTCGCCCGACTGGGAAACATCCTCTATCAGCTGAAGAGCATCTCCAACTACCGCATCACCAGTCCCTCCTCGGATCTGGCAGCCGAGGACACCGTACTGCCCGTGCCGGGTGAGTTCCTGATCATGGAGTGGGAGGATGAATAAGATGGGATACGGCGACTATCTGCGCGATCTGCTGAGGCCTCTGGGGATCTATGATCTGCGCTCCGGCTCCCTCAGCGGCAGCGAACTGGACGCTCTGGGCGGCGCACTGGATGCCGTCAGCCGGCAGCTCGACCTCGCGGAACAGGAAATCATCCTGTCCACCGCGGAGGACGAGGGACTCTCCCGCCGGGAAGCTCTCTTCGCCAACGCACCGGTCAACACCTCCCCCGAGCTGCGCCGCAGGGCTATCCGGGCACTCATGGGCATCAACGGCGGCAGCTTTACCCGCCTGGCTGTCAACGATGCCATTCAGGGCTGCGGCATCAACGCGATTGTACAGGAGAAGGATCGGTTCGGTTATGTACAGGTCTCCTTCCCCGGGGTGATCGGTGTTCCGGAGGGCTTTGAGCGGATCAGAAAGATCATTCTGGACATCATCCCCTGCCATCTGGAGACGGAGTTCTTCTTCCGCTACCTGACATGGGCGGAATGCGAGTCCCACGGCTACACATGGGCATACGTCCATCAGCAGGGCTACACCTGGCGTGAATTCGAAATGGCGGTTCAAGATAGAAAATGACCTGGAACAGATCTGTTCCAGGTCATTTATCGTTTTGGAAAGGAC